CTTACATAGCCAATCAGCACACTGAATCTCCCGTCCAAAAGCGCAAATCATGCCATGCAGGCCAGAAACGGCCATTATTTAAAACCTCGGTTTACAGGAAACGGTAAACAAGGCTGGTAACGCCGTTCAAAAGACAGGCGATACCTTGTCCGGCGGGCTTACTTTTGAAAATGACTCAATCCTTGCCTGGATTCGAAATACTGACTGGGCGAAGATTGGTTTTAAAAATGATGCCGACAGCGATACTGATTCATACATGTGGTTTGAAACAGGCGACAACGGCAATGAATATTTCAAATGGAGAAGCAAACAAAGCACCACAACAAAAGACCTGATGAATCTTAAATGGGATGCTTTGTATGTTCTTGTCAATGCCATTGTAAATGGCGAAGTCATATCAAAATCAGCAAACGGCCTACGTATTGCTTATGGTAATTACGGATTCTTTATTCGTAATGATGGTTCAAATACATACTTCATGTTGACAAACTCCGGTGACAACATGGGGACTTATAACGGATTAAGGCCATTATGGATTAATAACGCTACTGGCGCTGTTTCGATGGGGCGTGGCCTTAATGTTTCAGGGGAGACACTTTCAGACCGTTTTGCTATTAACAGCAGTAATGGTATGTGGATTCAGATGCGCGATAACAACGCTATCTTTGGGAAAAATATAGTTAACACTGATAGCGCTCAGGCGTTACTTCGCCAGAATCACGCCGACCGAAAGTTCATGATAGGTGGACTGGGGAACAAGCAATTTGGCATCTACATGATTAATAACTCAAGGACAGCCAATGGCACCGATGGTCAGGCGTACATGGATAATAACGGTAACTGGCTTTGTGGCTCGCAAGTTATTCCTGGCAACTATGGCAATTTTGATTCCAGATATGTGAAAGATGTTCGACTTGGGTCACAGCAATATTATGGAGTGAACAACTGGCAAACATGGAATTTCCAGTGCCCGTCAGGTCATGTATTGTCTGGTATTAATGTTCAGGATACAGGGTCCAACTCTGCCGATAATATAGCGGGCGTTTATTACAGACCCGTTCAAAAGTATATAAATGGCACCTGGTATAATGTAGCGAGCGTTTAATATGATGCACTTAAAGAACATAAAAGCGGGTAACGCTAAAACACTGGAACAGTATGAGTTAACAAAGAAACACGGAGTTATCTGGCTTTACTCTGAGGACGGAAAAAACTGGTATGAGGAAGTGAAGAACTTTCAGCCAGACACAATAAAGATTGTTTACGATGAAAATAATATTATTGTCGCTATCACCAGAGATGCTTCAACGCTTAACCCTGAAGGTTATAGCGTCGTTGAGGTTCCTGATATTACAGCTAATCGTCGTGCTGATGATTCCGGTAAGTGGATGTTTAAGGACGGAGCTGTGGTTAAACGGATTTATACGGCAGACGAGCAACAACAACAGGCCGAATCACAAAAGGCCGCGTTACTTTCCGAAGCAGAAAACGTTATTCAGCCACTGGAACGCGCTGTCAGGCTGAATATGGCGACGGATGAGGAACGCGCACGACTGGAGTCATGGGAACGCTATAGTGTTCTGGTCAGCCGTGTGGATACGGCAAATCCTGAATGGCCACAAAAGCCTGAATAAAAATTAAGGCCCGATAGCGGGCCTTGTTTCATTCAGGTTGTTCGGGGAATGTTACTGGCAGGCTGGAGGTGTCTGTAGATTCGACTTTCTGCGCATAGAGCATCCACTCGGTTAATTTTTGTTTATTCTCGTCGGAAATGATGCCCAGCCGTAGCTGTGAGTCCCATAGCTGGGTTTTATCCCTGACAAGTTGCAACAGGCTTTGCTTTTCATTCTCTGCCTGCTGCCTCTGTTCCTCCTCGGTATAAGTTCGCTTTATCACTAAGTCATCTTTGAACATCCATTTACCCGAAATATCAGCCCGGCGATTTGCTGTAATATCAGGAACCTCAACGACGCTTGCGCCTTCTGGATTAATTGCTGAAACATCCTTTTCAATACAAATAATAACGCCGTTGTGGTCATAGACCATTTTCAACGTATCAGTCTGGAAATTTTTTTGTTCCTCATACCAGTTTTTTCCATCCTCTGTATAAAGCCATTTGATGTTAAATTGTTTCGTTAGCTGGTATTGCTCTTTTGTTTTAGGGTTGCCAGCTGTAATATTTTTTAAGTGCATCATAATTAAATACTCCCCGCGTTATACCACGTTCCATTAATGCAATACTGAATTGGCCTTGCCTGAGTTGTATCAATTAATTCATCACGGTTTCCGTTAACTGAACCAGTAACGACATAACCTGACCTGTCAGACCAGCCGGGACCATTCCATGTCTGAACAGATGACAGACCGCCCAGGCGAATACCTGTAATAAACCTTGAGTTACATTCTGCCTGCGTATATGCACCAACATCCCCCGCAGAGGGTTTGCGGGTTGTGGTGTAAAACTCTGACCAGTTAGCTTCAAAGCCATAACCATCACGCGCTGAACGATAAAAGATACCGCCGTTCTTATAATTCACGCGGAACTGTACAGCAGGGCAACTCCCCGCATTCATATTGAAGTGGAGGATTAATGTCGATGCACCACTGATATCTGCATCATAAACACCGCTATTCCAGTTCCAGCCAACAGCTTTATCATTTGCAACCCTGCTTCCTGTTTGCCCTAAAGCAAATGCAGGCTGCTGGTTTTTCGTGTTGTAGTCTCGTCGCCAGCCAGGAGCGTAAGCATCACCATGATTAATATAAGTGAATTGAGCGTTAGTGATTCCGCCGCCGCTGGACGTACTCGGCGTGGTAACGCGTATGGTCATTGCGCCACGGGTGCCAATAACTTCCACCACAGCACCTGCAAGACAAATATTTCCGCAACCTGTATCTGTAATGACCTTATTATTTGCATAAGCCCATGAGCCTTTGCACATCCAGTAAGGGTGGTTAAATGCCCCCTGACTCTCCAGCCATGAAATGAATTGTGCGGTTGTCCAGGTCTGACTATCGCCACCAATATTCAGCCATGCGCTATATGCGCGGCAGGCCCCAATATTTTTGGTGAAGGTATCTTTTCCCGGAATATCTGCGCCGTTCTGGTTTTTCTGTAATGCGCCAGAAGCCTGATTTACCGTTTCCTGTAAACCGAGGTATTCGATAACGGCAGCAACGGTCGATTTCGCAAGAATATCCCGCCCGACTTTTGTCAGGGTTGCCAGGCTGGCGACATCATTCCCCGTAAAATACGGAAACCTGTCTGCCGCAGTAGCAAGCCCGGCCAGCGCCGTCAGGGTGGCATCTTTCGGTTGCTTACCCGCAAGCGCGTTAGTCATGGTGGTCGCAAAATTCGGGTCGTTGCCCAGCGCCGCCGCTAACTCGTTCAGCGTATTCAGTGCGTCAGGCGACGAGTCTACAAGGGCGGCAATCGCGGCCATCACATAAGCCGTACTTGCGATCTGAGTATTATTAGTACCTTTTGGCGCAGTTGGCGTTGTTGGCGTTCCGGTCAGTGCAGGACTATTTAAGGGCGCTTTCTTGTTCGTTTCATCCATTACCGCCTTAACCGCTTTTGGTGTCGCAGCCAGCGTTTCAGACGGGCTGTTAGTGGCGCTACTGAGCTGAACTATCCCTTTTCGTGCCGTCGTTGCGTCCTGAGCGGTATATTTTGCGTTAGCAAGGTCATATGCTGCCTTTACTGCTTTCGGCGTTGCAGCCTGCGTTTCAGACGTGCTGTTGGTTGCACTACTAAGCTGAACCACACCTTTTTTCGTCGTACTCGCATCTTCCAGAGATACGGCATCAGCAATATCCTCTGCCCGTTTTGCCGCTGTTTCGGCACGCGTTGCCGCGGATTCAGCAGCAACTTTGCTCTGAGATGCAGCCGTCGCACTGCCTGCCGCCTCTGATGCTTTCGTTGTTGCTGTCGTGGCACTACCTTTCGCTGCTGACGCTTGTCTGGTCGCCTCATCTTTTGAAGCAGACGCAGATGATGCCGATGACGCCGCTGAACCAGCGGACGATGCGGCTGCCGCCTTAGAGGAAGCAGCATTGTCTGCTGAAGTCTTTGCATTTGTTTCAGAGGTTTTTGCTGCAGAAGCAGACCTCGCTGCTGCAGTGGCTTGCTCAGTGGCTTCGCCAGCTTTCGTTGTGGCTGTTGAAGCGGATGATGCGGCGCTTTCTGCCGATTTTCCGGCGGCGGTGGCACTGGCTGAGGCCTGCCCGGCACTTGTTGACGCAGCACTGGCAGACGACGCAGCCGCTGTTTTTGAACCTGCCGCAGCTGAGGCGCTCTGTCCCGCTGCTGTTTCAGAAGACTTAGCGTTCGTCTCGGACGTTTTTGCCGCCTTCGCGGAATTTCCTGCCGCCGTTGCCGAGGAAGCTGCACTACTGGCACTTGATGATGCATTCGTTTCTGATGATTTCGCTGCCTCTTTTGAAGCCGCCGCACCCCGTGCTGAGGTGGCAGCTTCTGACGCCTTCGTGGTCGCTGTGGATGCAGAAGTGGCTGCCGATTTTTGTGACGCTGCCGCATTCGTTTCTGACGTTTTCGCCGCACCGGCACTGGTAGCTGCCGCGCTTTTTGATGACTCTGCAGCAGCAGCACTTTTCGCTGCTTCACTGGCCTTTGTCGATGCCGTTCCTGCGCTGGAAGACGCTGACTGAGCCGACGACGCGGCCTGTCCGGCTGACGTGCTGGCTGCGCGTGCTGAGCCTGCAGCATCAGTCGCATGGGTTGCCGCCTCACGGGCTGATGTGCCGGCATCGCTGGCTGACTTCTTCGCGGCTGCCGTGTTCTGTGCCACCGCGGACGCGTTACGCGCCACCTCTTCCACCATCAGTTCAAAACGGCGCAGTGCCTCAGGACGGGCATCATCCTCCGTCATGGCACCGAGAAAATCATTCAGCGTACCGGGTCGGGAATCTTCATACACGGTGATGGTCCCGGCATGTGACGGCGGGAATCCCTCCACCAACAGAATAACGCTGTACTGACCATACTCGACGTCCATTGTGTAACGCCCGGCTTCATCCGGGTTTTCTGAGGCCACTGTGTTCACCACCACCGTGGTGCTGTTGCGCCTGGCCTTTAGCTGAATGGTGCAGTTTTGTATCGGCTTACCTGCGCCATCTTTCAGTACACCTGAAATCCGTACTGCCATATTCCCCCCACAAAAAAGCCCGCCTGAACCGGCGGGCTGTCATAACACTGTGTTACCTGGCTAATCAGAATTTATAACCGACACCAACGATGAAACTGTTGGTACGCCAGTCACCGCTGCCGGAGCCTTCATAAGCGACGTCAACGGCCACGGATTCGGTCGGGTTAAACTGCACGCCAGCCCCCCACGCCAGAGACGTGTTGCTGTGGCGACCGTCATCACTTCCGGTCAGCACATCGTGCGTTTTCCCCTTGTTGTCAGTTACGCGGATATAATCCCCGGAGAAAGTCGACACACGGCTGTAAGCCATACCCGCCATCGCATACGCGCTGAACCATTCATTCACGCGCACAGACGGCCCCGCCATCACGCTGAACCAGCGATTACGCACGGAATCCTCATGCCAGCGGGTATCGCTGTAATGCGTTTTTTGCTCATCTTCAGCGTTGGCATAACTGAATGACGTAATCAGCCCCAGCGTGTCCGTAAACTCATAACGGTATTTCACGTTAATCCCGTTCAGATTATCGCTGCCGGGAGCGTTCGTACGGGCATGAAGATACCCTGCGCTCAGTGTGGCCTGCTGCTCAGACGCCCATGCAGGCGCACCGGATACGGCCAGACAGATGGCTGCGGACAAAATGGCTGCACAAACTTTACGCATAATTACCTCTCGCTTTTCTGCAATAAAAAAGGCGCCATTTCTGGCGCCCGTATATGGGTTATAAAATTCAGCTGATACTGATGCCTGCGGTGGCTTTCTTCATCACCACAACCAGCAAATCGCTGATACTTGCTGTGGGATACCAGTCATTTACCAGCCATGCTGACACCGAAAACTCCAGCGTCATGTGGCCGTGACCAGCTGGCATATCAATAACACCACTGTAAATCAGCGTATTATCCAGCGCGGTACGGTTATAAATTTCAGCACCATTTTTCTTCACTATCAGGCGGCATGAGGAGTAAATATCGTTATTCTCCCGCTCATGTTTAGCGCCGCTGAATGCCACCGCCGGAATAACAATTTGCCGGTCAAACGGCTGATCGTCATAAATCCTGACGGTAATGGTCCCTGATGGCCACCGCTCCGGTGCCCGGGAGTCCCGCGGGAAAGCCTTACCCACTGTTTTGACAATATCGCCTTCAATCTGGTTGGCTGACAGTTTCCCTTTAATCTGACAGTTCTCATTTATCGTAACGTTGTTGAGCGTCCCGGCGTTCGCATTCACACTGCCACTGATATCTGCATTTTTAGCGGTCAGCTTTCCGTCCGGTGTCATGGAAAATGCAGGAGGATTACCGCCGCTGGTAATGGTGGGAGCCGTCAGATATTTCAGGAACACTTCATTCATGAATATCTGATCACCCTGACCAACAAACATCGGTTTTGTGTTGCCATTTGCAGGATTAATCATCGCAATCCGGTCTGCCGCCAGCAGCACCTGACTCTGCATGCCGTCGGGGGTGTTCTCAATACCGGCACCGATACCCGCAATATAAAGGCGTCCGTCCTTCATCTGCTGCAGTTTCACGGCCCACATGCTGTTCAGGTTATTATTTGTATCAACCTGAACTTTCTGTATCTGCTGGATCGCTGCACTCTGGTCTTCCAGTTTCTTATTGACGGTCTGTGTGATTTCATTGCTGACATCCGTAATGGATGTCCTGATTTCAGCCAGGTCAGGCGCAAGCTGACCGTTATCAATCTGCGTCCACAGCTCCTGAGCCAGATGGGTTTTCCCTATCTCGCCTTTGAAAAAATCCAGATAGCCTGATGCATCATCGCTCGGCTGACCGACAGCCTCCACGAATGCCGATTTGCCAACGGTGTTCACACTGCGAACGTAAAAATAATAATCATGGCCCGGTTTGATATTGATACTGGCGGCTATCCAGTACAGCGCCGTGCCAAGATAGCGTGCTGTGGTTTCAACCTGCCTGATATCCGCAATCCGCTTTTCCGAGAACCAGAACTCAAACTGTACCGTCGGATCATAAACCGCAAGATGCGGCGTGGCGGTTATCTGAAAATAGCCCGGCGTCAGCTCAATCCGCGACGGCGCTGCCGGTGCGGCAATCCGGAACGATACCGACGCCGGATCGCCCTGCTGCCCCCACGCATTTACTGCCCGGACTGTCAGCCTGTAGTTCCCCAGAGCCAGTTGTGTGAAGCGGTAAGTGGTTTCCGTCGTCCGGGCCGTGCTGACCAGCCGCTCACTGCCGTCATCCGCTGCCACGGTCAGGCGAAGCATGAAACTCACGCCCTTCACCACCTTCGGCGTGTCCCAGCGGGCCAGTACCTGATACTCCCCGCTGTCTGCGGTGACTTCGGCAGTCAGGTGCTGCACTGCTGGCGGCGTGACACCATTCACCGTGCCGCTCTGGTCGCCGTCAAAGTGCGCCCCGTTATCCACGATAGCTTCTTTTTCCGGTACATGCTGCACGGCGGTGATGGCATACGTGCCGTCGTCGTTCTCACGGATACTCACGCAGCGGAACAGGCGCTGGCGCAGCGTCGGCAGCTTCAGCCCCCATACGCTGTATCCGGCAACGCCGTCAGGAACACGGCTCACTTTTACCTTCACGCCGTCGGTGACGGACTGGACCTCCACGCTGACCGGATTGCCACTTCCGTCAACCAGGCTTATCAGCGTGGTACCGGAGAATGGCAGCGTGATTTCACGGTCGAGCGTCAGCGTCCGGGTCTGGCTGTTTACCGCCAGCACGCGCCCGCCGATGCTGATACCGGCATAGTCATCATCACAGATTTCAATGACATCGCCCGGCACATGGCGAAGCCCTTCTGCGCCCACGCTGAAGTCCACGGTCTGCGTTTCCAGCAGTTCTGTTTTAATCAGCCACAGCCCGGCGCGATGTGCCTGCCCCCGGCTGGTACAGCCAAAGGCATCCATCTTCGTGACGTTACGACCGTAACGGGCAATGGCCTGCGTGTCCTCCACAAGCTCTGTCGCCGTCTCCCAGCCGTTATCCGGGTCAATCCAGTTCACCTCAACGGCATTATGGCGGTCCTTCAGGGCGCTGAAGCTGTAGCGGAACGGCGCGCCATCATCCGGCATCACCACATTACTGCGGTTATAGGTCCACACCTTATCTGATGGTCGGTCCTGCACGAACGTCAGCGTCTGCCCGTTCCATACCGGCATACAGCGCATCGCCGAGCAGAAATCACTGAGCACATCCCACGCCTTGCGCTGTGTGGTCAGGTACGCATTACAGGTGATGCGCGGCTCCGTGCCGCCAAAGCCGTCCGGCACTGACTGATCGCAGTACTGGCCGATGACATACAGCGCCCATTTGTCCACATCCGCCGCACCAAGACGTTTCCCCATGCCGTAGCGCGGATGGGTCAGCATATCCCACAGACACCAGGCCATGTTGTTGCTGTATGCTGGCTTAAACGTTCCGTCCCAGATACCGCTGTATTGCCGCGTCTGCGGGTTATAGTTCGACGGCACCTGCAGAATGCGCCCGCGCAGATGATAATTACGGCTCACCTGCTGGCTGCCGAACTGCTCCGAGTCCACCTGCACGCCGACCAGAGCCGTGTTCGGGTAGCACTGTTTCACATCGATAATTTCGGTGTATGACGACCAGAGCGTTTTGTTCTGCAGCTGGTCTGTGGTGCTGTCCGGCGTCATCCTGCGCATCCGGATATTAAACGGGCGCGGCGGCAGGTTATCCACCACCACCGAGGCCAGATACTGTGAAGTGGTTTTGCCCTTAATGGTGATGTCTTTTTCCGTCACCCAGCCACCGTTACGCTGTATCTGAACCAGCAGGCGGACTTCCGACGGATTCCGGTCCCCCTTTGAAGTGGTTTCCACCAGAGCCTGCACACCGAAGGTAAAGCGCAGACGGTCGATATTTGCAGACGTGATGGTCCGGGTGATCGGCGTGTCATATTTCACTTCCGTACCCAGCACCGTCTCGGAGCCGGAGGATTCAAATCCCTCCGGCGGAGTCTGCTCCTGCTCACCTGCCCGGAACACCACCGTGACACCGGAGATGTTGGTATTCCCCTCAGTGTCCAGCACCGGCGTACTGTTCAGCAGCACGCTTTTTAATCCATCCACCGGACCTTCAATCGGCCCTTCACTGATGGCATCAATCACACTCAGCAACTGCGTGGATTTCAGGTTGTCCTTCGCTTCGCGCGGGGTATGCCCCTTACTGCTGCCTTTACCCATTCGTCATGCTCCATAAACGACAAAACCGCCCGGAGGCGGTTTCACATAAAACATTTTGCATCAGCGACCAATCACCACAACCTGACCACCGTCCCCTTCGTCTGCCGTGCTGATCTCCTGAGAAACCACCCGCGACCCCACACGCATTTCACCGTACAGAACAGGCAAAACATTGCCCTGAGCAACCATGTTATCCAGTGAGGAAAAATAGGTGTTCTGTTTGCCGTTATCTGTACTGGCTGCCGTGGACGTCCTGGCTTTCGGTGCCAGCATCTGCGCCACACCGCCCAGGATCATACTGGCCCCTGCCGCATACATGCCCGATACAGCCGCGGCACCCAGCCAGCCCACAGGGTTCCACCATGCCACCGCAATCAACGCCGCCCCCAGCACCACCTGAAATACACCGCCACTTTTAGCTCCCGCCAGACGCGGCACGATATGGATCACGGCACCATTTGCCAGCGGCTCATTAAGACGGGCAGATAATTCGGTTTCACCTGCATCACGCCCGGCAATGCGCACCTGATACCAGCCGTCATTCAGTTTCTGACGAAACGCCGGGAGCTGTGTGGCCAGCGCCCGGATGGCTTCGGCCCCCGTTTTCACACGAAGGTCGATGCGGCGGCCAAATCGTTGTAAATCCCCGTAAAGGCAGATGCGTGCCATGCCCGGTGACGCCAGAGGGAGTGTGTGCGTCGCTGCCATTTGTCGGTATACCTCTCTCGTTTGCTCAGTTGTTCAGGAATATGGTGCAGCAGCTCGCCGTCACCACAGTAAATGGCGGCATGATTCGGCACCGATGAACCAAAACAGCACAGCAGCACATCGCCCGGCTGCGCCGCTGACAACGGCACCTGATACAGCCCTGTGGCCTCCAGATTATCCAGATAGAGATTCTGACCGTGACGCCACCAGTCATCCCCGCGATGAAAATCCGGCATCTCAATCCCCGCCAGATGATAAGCATCCCGGAACAGCGTGTAACAGTCCGTCACCCCGTGCTCAAAGCGCCGCCCGGTAAGATGCGGCACACTGCGGAATTTATGAATCTCACCCCGGCAGACCAGCCACCAAGGCAAATCGCTCTGCACCTGCAGCCGCCTGTCAGCCTCACTCAGCCAGGGCAGACCACCGGGGTGGCTGTGGACCAGCGCCACAATCTCACCCTGTATCTCTGCCCGCAGCCAGTCCTCCGGCGACATCCGGAAATACGCCTCCGGCTCACCGGAGATATTCACGCAGGGAAAATATCTTTCCCCCTCCGGCGTTCTCACCACGAAGCCGCACGATTCCGCTGGCGCACATCGCCGGGCGTGCGCCAGAATCGCTGATTCTGTCTGTGTCATGGGATTACTGCGAAAGTTTGTTAATGGAAAGGAAGCCGCCAAAGTTGCCGACGTTATTGCGAAACTTACAGCCACTCAGGCATTTGCTGCATTTATCCTTCGTGATATCGGACGTCGGCTGGTCATATTCATCCGCGACAGCCGGGCCATCATAACCGCACTCATCGCCGCGGTAGATCCAGGTGCAGGTGTTGGCCAGCATGATGCGCCCCGGAAAAACGGCACCATCCGTTTCCGTCGGTGTGGACAACACAAAGGAGGCACTGACCGCGCTCAGTTCGCTGCACTGCTCGATGCGCCAGCGGCTGATCACCTCCTGCTCCGGATCGGCGTCACTGTTTCCGTTGACGAAGTTCACCGCATCCAGAAAACGGGCGTAAACCTTACGCCTGACCACCGTTCCGCCGACCAGACTCTGCAGGTCTTCCGCCATCCCGGTGACCATGCCGTGCAGGTTAGAGACTTTCAGCGTTGGTCTTGCACTGGCTCCTTTGCCGTTCATCTCAAAGCCGCTTCCCTGAATAGGGTACGCCTGATACTGTCGCCCCTGCCAAGTGACCGACTCACCTTTTTCGTTCTGCTCATTACAGAAAAAATAACGTTCTCCGCCGACCTCTGTCAGATCGACTTCCCAGAGCACGATCAGCGCGGATTGCTCCGTTTTAGTGCACTCATTGAGTGTTTCCTGCTGTATATCCTGCATCAGTGAGTGACCTCTTCAAAGGTACAGTTAAAATCGGTATACATGGCATTATCCGAAATGCTCCACTCCCTGCAGACAACCCGGACAGTCCTGTTGTGTTTTGGCGGACGCCACAAAAAAGCACGAATCCCGGCATGACGGGATAAAAAACTGTCCAGCGCGGCACGGGAATATTCATCTGTGACACGAAATACCGGTTTAAACGTTTTCAGATCCGCATTCAGACCACCAGCCCGTCGCTGTTCATATCCGTCACCAAACTTTACCGTAATAACTGATGGCTTTCGTGTCGTCTCCATCCCCTCACGGGGGATCCAGTTAAAAACTTCAGGCTCAGGCACTGTACAATCCTCCATCCCGACGCGATGACTGCATAATTGACACAACCCTGCTGTCGATCAGATCCACCAGTCCCCTGGCTGAGCGCGCATCTATCTCGCCATTGTTCCCTTGATTCTGAATGCTGATGTGATACACGGGAGAATAAACAACCCCCCCGCCACTATTCACATTGCCAATGGCTCTGACCCCAAGAGAGCCGTCCGCTGCCCGTGTCAGTGGCATGATAGCTTCAGGCCCGGCCTCGCCCATCAGCCCGGCACCTTTCGCAAAAGCAAAATACGTCGGTGTATCCACAATAGTGTTACTGTAAGCACTCAGATTTGCCGATGTGTAAACACCACCTTTTGCGTTTGCCACCGCCCCCGAAATCCATCCGCCGACCGTACCAAGCCACCCTCCGGCACCGGAGAGTGACTTCAGTCCGTTAACAATGGCCGCATTCATCAGAATTTTTGAAACTTCCCGGAGAACTGAACTCCCCCAGTTTCTCCAGTCCACAACATTTCCGGCCAGTGCATCGGAAATATTTGATACCAGTCCGTCCATAGTGGAAACGACAGCATCTGCCGCCTGCGAAGCATAATCGGTGGCACTGTCTGCCCAGTTGGTCAGCCCCTCCTGGAGTCCTGCATTCCAGTTATTACGTAAAGCATCGGCCTTTGCATAATAATCCTGCTGATCGCTGAGACGCTCTTCCAGATATTTTTTATTCAGTTCTTTCTCCTGTTTCCACAGGGCTTCTTCAATTTCTCCGGCCTGATACTGTCTCAGAAGCTCGTTATTTTTCTGCTCAAACTCATGCCGGATACTCCACATTTCCTGGAGTCGTTCACGCATCCGTGAGCCTTCACCATATCCCAGTAACTGCGCGTCGTCAGATGCCCGGGCACTGGCATTACTGTCCGCCAGGCTGCTTTCATACGCAGCAAGCTGCTCACGAATCTTTTTCTGGTCGATGAGTGCTGCATTCTGCAAAAGCGTTTTTTTCTGCGCTTCTGACAGGGTTGATAATTCGCCCTGACTGACCTGATATTTCATCTTAGCCAGTTCAGTATTCTGCCCTGCCAGTGCTATTTGTTCTTTTTGCTGTTTAATCAGCCGTTTATAAATATCTTCTGTTTTTTCCGCTTCGGTCTTTTTATGCGCTTTGGGTTTATTTGCCTGGTTATTTCGCCAGGCATCCAGTGAGTTATTGATATAATTCTGTCTGGCTGTCTGATACGCCTCTCCCACAAAGCCGAGATCATCCGCAGCATAACCCAGGCGGGCACGCTCACGGGCTTCCCCCTTCAGGCGGGACAGAGCCAGTTCGCGCTCGCTGTTATTCAGTGCAGTCTGCTGTTTATCATCCAGGGTTGCCTGTGGTAGCCGTAACGGTACATTCACCAGCCCCTGTCGCTGCTGAAGTAATTCATTACCGAGCCCGAGAAGGCGATTAAACTCGGTATGCTGCCCATTCATGATCAACAGGGACTGATACGCTTTGTTTTGTTCCGCGGCCTGTTGACGGATCAACGCCACCCGTCGCTCCTCCAGCCCGGCAAGCACATCCTGAATGGATTGCGCTTTGCCCTGCATTTGTGTGAGACGGGACTGTTCAACTGCCAGTTGATTTGTTGCTTCTGCAAGCCCTTCTGTGACAGTTTTTACCGACGTCATGTGGTTAATCATAAAACCGTTATCGGTTGTCCAGCCCGGGTTTGCCAGCACATACTGATAGCCAGCAATTTTTTCCTGTAAGGATTTAATCTTACTTTTCTGCTCGTCAATTAACCTGTTTTGCTCATCAAGTGCCTGCCGCGTCTTTTCCTCATTATCTGACGCTTCAGGAAGCGACATTGCCGACGTTTTCTGGCGAATTTCGTCGATTGTTGCGGCATACTGGCGTGCAGATTCTCTGGCCTGCTCCTGATTCTGATACATCGTGTACCAGGCCGTCGCCCCCAGCATGACGAGTCCCGGCACACCACCAACCAACCCCAGCGCACCACTTAACAGACGACTCCCCACTGACGTGACAGTATTCAGCGTTGTCTGTGCCGCTGTTCTGGCCGCAATATTACGGGTAAGTGACGCCTGAGCAGCTGTCAGCTTCGCTTCTGCTGCGGCCTGCCTTTCGGTACCGCGAGCAGCAACAACCGCCTGTTGCGCACGATAAACCGCCGCACGCGCCCTGGCGGTTGCTATCTGTGTCCCCCGAAGTTGCGCTTCAGCAAGAGCCACTTCGTTTCTGGCTGCAGTAATTAATCCGGCAGTTGCAGATCCAGCAGACGACGCCATATTGCCAAAATATCGGGCTACCCCGACGGCAACCAGAGCACCGGCAGCGGTTGCCACGGTATCAATATTGCCTGCAAGACCATTCAGCACCCCGGAGAGCGTCTTCGTCACTCCGCTTGCCTCGTTCGCACCACCAACCCAGGCCATAAAGGCGTTTTCAACTTTGGTTGCAGAGGATGAAACCGTATCAGGCATTGCTGCATATTCATCACGCAACGCCCCAAGCTGACTAATCAGTGCAGGAACAACCTTATCGGCGGTTAGTTTTCCGTTATCCGCCATGGCCTTCAGATCCTTACGGGCAACGCCCATTCCCGCAGCCAGCGCACGAATAACACGATCACCGCTCTCATTCACCGAGTTAAACTCTTCACCGCGCAGCACTCCCTGCGCCAGTGCCTGACTGAACTGCGTGATCACCGAACTGGCTTCTGCTGTACTGGCACCGGATAATTTCAGGCCCGTGGAGATCGCCTCGGTGACTTTCAGTACCTCCTCAGAACTGTAACCATACTCCCGCATGGAAGCTGCAGAACGGGCAAAAAGGCTGGCGTTATCAGAAAACGCCGTCCCCGTTCTCTGGCTGATCGCCATTAATTCACGTTGTGATACCTGAAAATCATCACTGGACTGTGAGGCCTGCTTCAGACGGGCATTTACTGAATTCCACTCATCGGCGAGAGAAATAAGATGACCGGTAGCAAAAGCCCCGGCAAATGCCCCCGCCATATTCAGTGCCGAAGATTTAGCTGTATTTATCTGATCCGTCACTTCTGCCAGTGCACGCCGCATTTCACGGGATGCAGCAGCGGACTGCCGGCCTCCGTTCTGCATGGTACGGTAGTAATCCTGCCCCATACGCGAAGCCCGGGAGATCTCTGACTGGAATGACCGGGAATTTGCCGAGATTTTAATAATCAGTTCACGTAATGTCGCCACACTCATTCTCCGGACGAAAAAAAACCGCCGAAGCGGTTATGTTGACTCACTGAGACACTATTAAAAGCGCGTTTTCCAGTCCGGCAAATGGATCTGAAGCGCCTTCTGTCTGCTCCTTCTCCCACTGAAGAAGCGCATCATTCAGTGACACTTTGACCCCCTGCGCACCGTAAACAGCTGAAACAATCTGGGCAGCCCGGAAATCAGCCCGTTCGTCCCCCAGCGGGCTGAACCTGTCAAATTCTGCCCACATCATGATTTCTGATGCGGACATTTCCCGGCGTAACTCTGACAATGTGCGCCCCATCCTGAGCGCCAGCATCATCAGAAAACGCATCCCCGGAAGCGCTACTTTTTTTTAACCTCGCCGGCATCACTGATCAGTTCCAGAGACTGCCGAAGAAGCCGCGCATGCACCGGGCCATACACGGCAATCACCTGTTCACGATCATCCTCTGAAAATACGGGTTGCAGTCCGGTATCACACAGAACATCAATGAACAGTTCAACATCTGCCTCCAGATTTCGGCGGGCGCGCTCCGCAACGGATAACGGTGTCTCATCATCTTTTGCTTTAACGATCTCCTGCCAGCGCAACCAGGCTTCTGCAGAAGGTTCCCGTAACACAACCGTTGCTCCCTCCCATTCAGGCACATCAACGGTTTTATGGCGAAACCCCGACATCGTTGCCAGTGCCAGATTACGGATATTTTTAGTCATCACATCCATCCTCATTAACTGACGGTTACAGTGCAGGAAGTGGAGGTCACTTTGTTAACCGGGCTCGCTGAATCAGAAATCTCGCAGGTATACGCACCCGCATCACCGGATGATGCTGATGCCTTACTGAACGTTGCCGCCGTCTGTCCGGAAACAGGAGAACCACCTTTCTTCCAGACATAAGAATAAGGCGGCACACCACCCGCAGCCTCAACCGCCATTTCAAGTTTCGCTCCGGAAGCAACCCGCAGCGTGCTTTTTAAATCAACCTTCACTTTCAGCGAAGCTGTCGTCAGCACAGGTTTGCCTTTCAGACGCAGGGAAAACGTTGCAGCCACAACACCATTGGTTCCTGCAGACCAGGTATGCTGACGCACTTCTGCCATAAAGGTAAATCCGTTGCCTGACGGAAAAATAACTTTAAAGCCATACGTGGTGTCATTGTCATAGGCACTGCGCAACGCATTCTGGGCAGCATTGAGGTAAAAGTTGCCTGACATGGAAATCTCTGACGCGGCACCAAGACCGTTAATATTTTCCTGCTCAACAGAACACAGCGTGGTGACATCAATATCCTGCTTTTGTCCAGCGGTAAACTGCACTTCTTTGATTGTACAGCTCAGGCCAAGATAGCTGGCAGAATCCAGGGTTTCTGCTGTTACCGGTGCAGACGAAATCATAATTTTCGTCAGTTGCGAACGCTCAAAATTAGAGGACATACTCGTCTCCTGAAAATAAAAAACCCGCCAGCGGCGGGTGGGTAAAATCATTAACGACCTCAGGCTATTACCTGAAATTCAAGCGTGGCTCTGCTCAGACGGGAATCAGGATCATAACCCTGCGTTTTAGAAATAACGGAGGGTGCCAGTTTCCTTACCGCATCAAGCGCCTGCTCACGAATATTATCTGCGTCATCAGGTACTGTCGCCCAGACATCGATCTGCACGGTAATTCTGGATTCAGCCTGCCCATCAAGCACATCAGATGCCGTGTCAGACACCACAGAAAACACCAGCCACGGCGGAGATACCGCAGGCTTTCCCTCCGTCAGCGGGACCACATAAGGATAAACCTGTCCTCCGGCCAGCTGAGACAACAGGGAATACAGTGTGGCCTCCCTCATTTACTTAAGACCTCATCAATAGCCTGATTCATTCGCTGTATGGCAACCTGCGCCGCCAGCTCCTCTGTCGTATCGAAAGCCGGGCGAATGAATGGATGCGCGGGCATGTTTATCGTTCCCAGCTCCACAAAGCGCCAGTAAAATGCATTTCGGGGATCGCTGGCTTTCATGCTGTTATCACTGTTTCCGGTTCGCAGGTTCCGTCCGCGAATGTGGACACCCGAGATAATTTCCCCCCGACGCTTTGAACGCTGAGTGAGAACAACCACATTTTTCTTCAGTTTCCCGGTTCGCTCCGGCGCACGTTCAACAACTGCATCCCGCATAACTTCAGCACCGGCACGGGTGGCATCGCGCAGAACCTTATTGTTTTCTGCCCTGCTGAGCGTCTCCAAATCCCGTGCAATATCCGCCAGGCCGGAAAAATCAAGACTGAAATCCATCACACATTCCCCTTCAGGCTGCAGAGTATTTCAAGCCGGGTAGCGCGTGCATCCGGTATTGGTGGACCTTCTATACCCAGAATGGCCCCTTTAAATGCACCGGTCAGCACTTTCAGACGTGAAGTCGCTGTCACATCGCGCCGGAATCTCATCCAGACTCTGACCGTAGCCTGAGCGGTTTCTGCTCCGCCTGAGATTATCTCCCTCCCGCTGATACCCTTAACTTCTGCCCATACGGTAGCTCCCTCCGTCACCGTCTCCACCGGATGCCCTGACAGAGAGCGGGCGGTGGTGACATTCAGAATAATTACGCGATCACGTAATCTGCCCGCCTGCATCTCTCCTCCTACAAAGGAATAAAACGATAAGGCTCCAGCAGAGAAGAAAAACCAAACGGGACTGGTGCCTTGCTGACATCTGAGGAATTTTCCCGGTTTTCGTGCCAGTGCCCGACCAGCAACATGAGCGCCAGCAAAACATCATCAGCTATAAGCACCCCTTCAGGATCACCTTCCGGCACCGTCTCCTCATAAAGCTTACGGTTGATAAAATTTTCTGCCTTGCGGCAGGCAGCCCGGAAATACAGCATCAGTAACTCATCATCAGTTGCATCATCTGTATCAATACGGCACTGCGCCCTGAGTTTTTCCACTATTGCTGCCATCAGAAACTCCTGCCCGCAACACTGTGCGGGCATAAAAAAACCGCGTCGGCGCGGTCTGTAACTGAACAACGAGTGGTTATTTGCCAGTGAGCGCCTTGATGGCTGCCACATCTTCCAGCACACAGTCAAAACGATGGAAAGCCAGAAATGCCACCTGATCAAACTCAGCATAACGCTCAACCAGACGTTTCAGTTCCATATAAGTAACGCGGCGAATAATAAAGCGGTTGAAATCCCCCAGGAAAATGAATTTTTTTCCGGTACCAATCCCGTCAATAGCCTGATCAATAACATAAGGGATCCCCAGCACAGTAGCCGGCGTACCGCCTGCAATATCCGGCAGCCATAACGGGCGTTTCTGTCCATCCTCCATCTCTTCAATAGTCTGCAATGTGGCATCATTGAATGCCCAGCGGTATTTCGGCCCACCACGATATGCCGGATCAATAGCATGTTTCAGGGCATTCATTTCTTTCCAGGTGAAAGCGGCAGAGGCTGCAGTCTGGATGGTTCCCGTCACCGACGCTGCCAGCCCTTTTGGCTGTAACGGTGATCCCGTTCCGGTCCCCTGAACCAGATATTTTGCCTCTCCACGACCAATACGCTGGGCAATACGGTTTGCCAGATAAGATTCAATATCCACCCCACTGTCCTGGAGCAGCTCATTGGACACACGAATTATTTTTGATGACAGCTTTTTAGCCCCCAGAATAGCGGTCCCGAACGTCACATCCTGTTCCGTTGCGGCTGTATTCTCCGCCAGCAGTTCGCCCTCTTCAGTCGTGCCATCAGACGTTGACCAGGTGATATCCTGCCCGGTTGATGTGGTCAGAAGTTGCGCCACACTGGCAATCCCGCCATAAGCCTTCATGGTGTCAATGATTTTGTTACGCATCTGCGTGGGCACCGTATATCCGCCCTGAGAATCCGTTGTTACACTCTGAGCCCGCAGTTCACGCATCAGATTACGCTCTTCAGCATTCAGTTCTGCAAATCCGGCACGCAGAAAACGGTTAAATGCCGCAGCGCGCTTCTCTTCCACCGCCTTTTTCCCGTTCTCCGCCTCATTATTCTGGCGCTCTTCCGGCCCGGACTCATCCACATATGCCTGATCCTGACGGCGCAACTCTTCTTCACGGGCGATTTGCTCATCCAGCGCATCCAGCTCAGCTTTCGCCCTGTTCCACTCTGCCCGTTGCTCATCAGTCCATGCGTTATCACCAATTTTTTCATGCAGTGCACGCATATCCTTTGCAATGGTGTTTCGTTTTTGCTTCATCTCATGAAGTTTCATCGTCAGTAGTATCCTTATGCATTAAGAAGGGTCAAAAGACGCTCACGCGCCATTCGTTCGTTAACAGCTTTCTTCAGCGCACCACTCGCCCGCGCTTCCTGCCAGGCTTTCATTGAGCGGACACCAGAGTCTGCGTCCTGATAGGCCGGATATGTCACCGGGCTGACGTCATACAGACGAGAAATGCGCGTGATTTCCCGGATAACAATCCCCTCGTCGTCTTCATACCAGCTCTCTCCGTCACGGGCGACACGAAACGCGAACGAGGACTGATTAATGTCACCACGCAACATTGGAGACAGCACCAGGTCACAAATAGTCGGAGTATCCGGTGCAACAATGTCATAACGTAAACCGCGTTCATCCACCGACAATGACAACGTGCCGGCAGAACTTCGTCCGAGAATGAAATTAGGATCATGATTAAACAAGCCACGTACATCATCATTCAGTACATCATCAAAAGCCCCCGGCTTGATGATTTCACGAAATCCCCACAGAGGTTCTGAACGACTGTTAAATACCGAGCCATACCCCAGAATGTGGGTCGGGGCATTATCATATTGTTCCGCCCGCACCTCCCCGCTGTAACAGCGCGTTTCACGGTCATTCATCGTTCTTTTCCTCTTTGCCTTTCGTATCTTTAAAGTTATTCAACGGATTTGCTGCATTTACGCTGACCAGCATTTCATCCAGACCGTCAACCGGGTTCATATCCTCAAATGCCCTGGCTTCATTCCGACTCATCCAGCCATCTGTAATGGCAAAGTGATAGAACTGCGCACGCTCCTGTGGGGTCCCACGGAGCAACCCCGTGAGGTTGAAACGAACGTAATACCCGGCAGCCCGTTCTGTACGGGTAAACAGGCGACGGTTAAGCTCCTGCTCCCAGTTCGCAACCCAGGGCATCATCGTGTAGCGAACAAACTGAATCGCCTGCTGCGTAATATTCGAAAATGTGGCTTTTTCCAGGTCATTAATCATGTGCGCCGGGACATTAAAAATCCCGGCAATCATCGACCGGTTCAGCTTGGTCATATCAATGATCTGAGCATCCACCGGAGAAACTGTCAGAGCGCGGTAATCCAGTTGCGCAGGCAGCAACATGGTTTTATTTTCCTGGCTGCGAAGCGCTGTCACCGCCCGCTGCCACATATTTTTAAGCCTGCCCCAGCTTTGTTCGTTCAGTTCATTTTTCACAGAAATAATACCGGCAGGACGGGCATTACCGTTAAAAAAGGCGCTGGTATACTGCTGGCCACTCATTCCCATACCAATGGTTTCAGCATGCTGCATGATCGGGCTCAGTCCCATTTTCTGATTGTTTCCCAGCGCCCTGATATGGATCATGTCGTCCGGACTTACCGCAAATGCACCCTCTTCGTTATACACCCCGTAAGTATGACGCCCACCGGTGTTAAGTAACGTAGTTTCCCATGGCATACAGCATTCAAGGCTGGTAACCTCTCCACGACGATTACGTTTTACCCACGTATAACCATTGCCCCACCCCAGCACATGACGCTGCTTCAGTTCCCGCCACTTATAGCTGGTCTGCCAGGCATTCGGTTCATCATGAACGAGCCAGAACAACGGATGATCGCGTGCAGGCTGAACATGCTCATTCGTTTTTCGCATCACATGCAGGGGCATCTGAGCCACACTGGATGAAATAACATAAATACAGGCATAGACAGCAGCCAGCTTCATGGATGTTTCCGGACTGACATACACATCCCGGGCAAAAATATTATCCGTCTCAGCGGCCTCTCCGGTTACCGGAACCGAGGGATTTTCCAGAGGCTCACTGCGAAACAGAGCATCAAGAAGCATGTTTTCTCCTCATGGACACCACCAGTGCATAAAGCAGCAACAAACAGCCCGACAGCATCAGAGACGCTGGCAGACCTGCATACAGATAAACGCCAGCAGTGAGCAAACCGAAACCGATCAGCCCGGTCATATCAGTAATAAGCTGTTTCACAGAATTAACAGGTCCTCATCAGGATCAAGCGTGGACAGAAAGTCATTCACGCCCCCGCCATTTACCAGAAAGCGGCTCATGGCCGTAAAAAGTGCAACAGGGCCGTCGATTTTGGCTTCAGGCGTGGATTTATTCGGGAAGATGTTGTCGTTTTTGTCCGGTTTTACCGTAACGTTAGACATCATCCAGTTCATGACCGGATGATTGCTGTGATGGAAACGCCCGGCATAAACCAGTGATTCCGTTTCCTTCATGGCCTCTGACAGATTGCGGACCGTCTGCGGAACCTCCACCAGCGGTATCCCTTCTTCAGCCAGTGCCAGGCTGAACTGCATTGCGCTCCACGGGTCAAATCCCAGTTCCCTGAGGTTTTCACCGCCAATCCATTCCAGTAAGTCACTTTTTATCTGAGCATGATCGATAACATCACCATCCGTCAGGATGAGCTTATCCATCTCCGCCCACTTCCGGTAAAGTTCTGCCTGCTGCCGCGAGCATCGCTCCAGCCGTCCTTCCGGAAGCCAGAATTTAAAATCAGCATGAACATGTCCGTTATCGGTTCGCCAGAGTTTTGCCGCCGCACAGATATCAATCTTATGAGCAAGGTCTACGCCGACCCACATGGGATATGTTTTCAGCTCATGTTGTGGAGCAATGTATTCGCACTTCTCCCACTTAATCATATCCATCCAGGCAGATTCGGCAGTGACCCACACATTCATGTGTTTGGTAAAAAAATTCACCCGCGCAGAGACCTGCTCCTTCGCTTTTTTCGCCAGACGACGCAGATCATCCCAGCGTTTACAGATGCCCAGGCCAGGATTCGCTTTCTGCCAGACCGTTTCATCAAACGGATCATCTCCCTCATCGAGCGTGTAAATGATCGCAAAGTAGGAGTCGTCTTTTACCGCGCCCTCCACGTCGCTGTTATAGCCTCGCAATACCTTAATGGCGTAATCGCGCTGCTCGTAGCAAATCCCTTCCTTGTTAAAGCCAGCCGTGGTGATGCCAAATAACAGAGACTGCAGACGGGCACCGGTTGCCGTTTCCAGAACGTCCCACACGTCACGGGTTTTATGAGCATGCAGCTCATCAATAATGGCGCAGTGGATGTTCAGACCGTCCAGGTTGTTTGCATCCGAGGAAAGCGGTTCAAATTTTGATGCGCTCTGCTCCTGGTAAATCGCCAGCTTGTTGAAGTCAAACAACCGCCCGAGTGTCGACCGGGCTTTTCTGACCATATTTTTGGCGTCTTCAAACACGATTCTGGCCTGATCACGCGTGGTTGCGGCTGAATACACCTCAGCACCACCTTCACCATCTGCCCCCGTCATATACAGACCGATACCCGATGACAGGGTTGATTTTGCGTTTTTACGGGCGACTTCGTTGTACGCCGTCCGGAACCGGCGCACCATCACCGGGCGTCCGCTGCCATCGCTGCGCATGACAACTTCCCCGGTCTCTTCATTCACCAGCGGAATGACAAAACCAAAAATATTAATGAGGATAAATACATGCCAGTCCATCAGTTCAATGGGCTGGCCTGCCAGCGCCCCTTTCACATGGGGCACAAATTTGTAGAAATTAAGGATGTGCTGCGCACGGGGTTCACTAAAATAAATCCCCCGCTCTTCGCCGTACTTCAGATCATCAAGAAAACGCTGACAGGCCAGACGGACAAATTCGCCAGCGACAATTTCTCCTGCAACAACACGTTCGGCGTAGCGGATCCCGTCAGCCACTTTTGCCATCAGTCTCTCGCTTTTAAAAGCTCCGCCAGCGGATCAACATCATCCGGTCCGGCGGTATTTACTTTCGCCCGGCTTGCCGGTGACATACCAAATTCTGCAAGCATCGCCCGGATCCGCTTCCAGGCATCCGCTTTCATCGCAGCAGCCGGGTGTGCCTTAATCAGCACATCACCGTTCTGCGTTTCCGTGCGGTAGGTATACCCCTCAACATCGAGTGTTTCGCAGTGATGCCGGTATTCGGTGTAGGCTTCCACCAGTAACTCGAGTGCACGCGCATCAAGCTGAGAAATGATCCCTTCCGCATTCAGTTCTTCCGCCATTCGCCTGAACCAGTACTTCCCCTGCGACCCTAAATGTTGCGGAATTTTAGGGAGACATTTTTCATCCTTTTTAGCGGTTTTTTTTGGGTCTTTAACGGGGCGCTTTGAGGGGTTGCCTCGTATCAAATGCAGGCGTGGCGGGGTTTTCAGGGGTCCTGACATAATCGGTTTTACCTATCAATCATTTAATCACATTCCAAAAAAAAGTTTTCGAACCTGCGGCGATGCGAGGAAAGGTCAGGCGGCGGTACTGAGCAGCCAGGGTTGCAGAGATTTGACCTGCCCCTCCCCTACAGATGGGAACTGTTATCAATTGATGCGTTCGCGCGCTGTTTTTGCTTTATGACAGGGCCAGCACAGACTCTGCAGGTTACTGTCTGCATCCGTGCCACCATGAGCTTTCGGAATGATGTGGTCCACAGTTCTGGCTTCAACGGCTCTCCCATTGCGCAGGCAGTTCTGACACAGATGATTATCACGCTTCAGTATGCGCGCACGTATGGCATCCCATTTCGAGCCATAGCCACGCTGGTGGCGGCTCAGTCCGCGTTGATGCTGTACCCATCCTTCGCCACGATGTTTATCGCAGTAACCAGAACTGTCTGTGGTTGTACCTGCACATCCACGCTTACGGCAGGCGCGTGGGATTCGTGGGGGCATATGTACTCCAATGAAGAAGCCACCGACATAGCCTCCTCCATTCATAGTGAAACTATTTTCATCTACCCAGTAATGAATTCTTTGTAGAGTTGTGATCAATACAACTCACTAATGGAGAGGCTTGTCCAACACGTTGGACAAGTTTCCTGTTTGATTTACTGGACACTATAGAAGGACAGAATGCCTTCATCACTCGAATAACATCAATTAAGGAGGTTCAACATGTTTCATTCCACAAATCATCAGGCTGTAATTATGGCTGCATCAGCTTGTGCCACAGACCTTTTCCGCTTCACTTTGAGCCTGATTCATTTCTACCTGACCGGCTCGCCTCTATCTTTTTAATCCCCGCTTTATCCAAATTGCGTTGCCAGAATGCCGACAACAGACTGACATTCAAATCCTGACTACCTCCGATAGGCTGAGCATCCACCTATATAGTTTTAATTTTCATCAATCCATTTAACTATCGTTTAATTGTTGTCACATAGGATTCTGCCGTTTTTAACAATGCAGGATAATAAGATGAAAAAAATGTTGTTTTCTGCCGCTCTGGCAATGCTTATTACAGGATGTGCTCAACAGACGTTTACTGTTGGAAACAAACCGACAGCAGTAACACCAAAGGAAACCATCACCCATCATTTCTTCGTTTCGGGAATTGGACAGGAGAAAACTGTTGATGCAGCCAAAATTTGTGGCGGCGCAGAAAATGTTGTTAAAACAGAAACCCAGCAAACATTCGTAAATGGATTTCTCGGTTTTATTACTTTAGGCATTTATACTCCACTGGAAGCGCGTGTGTATTGCTCACAATAATTGCATGAGTTGCCCATCGATATGGGCAGCTCTATCTGCACTGCTCATTAATATACTTCTGGGTTCCTTCCAGTTGTTTTTGCATAGTGATCAGCCTCTCTCTGAGGGTGAAATAATCCCGTTCAGCGGTGTCTGCCAGTCGGGGGCTGGTTGCATTATCCACGCCGGAGGCGGTGGTGGCTTCACGCACTGACTGACAGACTGCTTTGATGTGCAACCGACGACGACCAGCGGCAACATCAGCGCGCAGAGTTTCATTTTCAGCTTTCGCATTGGCTAATTCTCTCGAGTACTTTGCATCGAGTGCAGCAACATCACGCTGACGCTGCTGCATGTCAGCGATGGTGGCGATCGACTGCTTCAGCTCACTGACTTTTTTATCACGCTGTTCTTTGTAGGCGATGGCGTTATCACGGTAATGATTGACCGCCCACGACAGGCAGACGATGATGCAGATAACCAAAGCATAAATAATCGCGGCGACTCTGCTCACTGCTCTATCCCCCAACAGGCTAATGCGCTTTCCTGGTCACGACGAATAACCTGTCCATAGCAGTTATTTGAACGTATGCGGCAATCGCGCCCACCATCTTTTATCCACCAGCGAATCGCCTCGCATGCGCCCTTACGATCACCTGCATTCAGCCGCTTATAAAACGTCGACGGGAAACACTTACCGGGGCCAATGTTATAGGGACAGAATGACGCTATACCCGCTTTTTGTGGTTCGGTCAGTGGTACTTTAATATTGCGCTCCACCCATGCCAGCGCCTTATCACGCTCAATGGCGTTGACCTGGTCGCATTTTTCCTTCGACAGTTTCATACCGGGAAAAACGGGTTTTCCATCCACCATCGTGGCACCCCGACAGATGGTCCAGATGCCGGACCCATCGCGGTATGCCGTTGTGTGGTTACCTTCTTTTTCATCCAGAAACTGGTCGAGAATATCAGGCGCGGGCGCACCGACGGCAATCAGTGCCAAAACGGCAGCCGACAGGCCGTATCTGATTTTTGCGTTCATGGATATTTATCAGGATTTATCGGTTTCTGCCCACGGACAGGTTTATCTGTTCCGGTCAGTGACTTAAGGTTGTGATTCCGGAGGAGTCTTCAGAGAACCAGTAATTCTTCCCGGTAGCTTTCCTTTGTAGGTTATCCATACATTCTGCGCCTCTAAAATTACGGGGCGCTTTTCCGGCGACTGCTCATCCCCTTCACATAACCCGGCAGCAACATCCAGGAAGACCTGTCTGATGCTCATTCTGGCTGCTGCCTCATAAAACTCCAGCGCGGCACCTTCAACACGGTCCAGCGAGATGTCCAGGTCAAAAATTTCACCGTCAAAGCGTTTTTTGTCCCGTAACGCTAAAGTTACCGTAACTTTATTCTCAAAATTGCGGATCCCTTTCACAATCAGTTCATAGTTTTGAGTCATTGAATTACTCTCCCCGTGCAGCCTTACGACGGTCCTCTCTGATTTTGAAATACAGGTTAGTCAGATATGTCAGCAGCCCAAACAGCAGACTCCCCAGCACGCCTATTGCCGCCCACTGAGACGGGGAAACCCTGTCCAGCAACTGCAGGAACCAGTAGCCCGTTCCCACCGCTGACGTGGTGTATGACACACCTGTTGTGATTTTTTCCATCTGGTCCATACCCCGTCTCCCGTTATCCGGAAGCTGACAACAATAAAAAAGCCACCAGTTAACTACTGATGGCTCTGATAACTCATGCAAGCGTCTCAGACGACCCACTGACACTACCGGTGAGTTTAACGATACCTTCCATTTGACTGGCTCACTTTTTATGATGATGCCGGTGCATTTATCTCCAGCACCAGACTTTCTATCTCAACGCCATACGTTGCATTTTTGGTAATATCCGTCAGCGTCAGTGCATTTAGTCCCACTGCCAGACTGTCTTTTATGGCCTGGAATGCCGGGCCAGTACGATGACGTAGTATCACTCCGGCTCAGTTGCACCGCTGACCACCACATCACCTTCTGCTGCAATCGCCTGCATCAGGGTATAAGGGGTTATGGCCACCGGACTACCAAACGGCTGCCAGCCCTCTTTCAGTTTATGTGTCAGCTTTTCCGCAAGATCTGACGGCGGCGCCGCCCTGACAACATCATAGTGTTTAAATGCCATGGTTCTTTCCACCATCTGAAAAATAATTCTTTAAAATACCTGACATGTAATACAGAAAAAACACAAAACCATACCTTAAATAAAAACCTGATTATCAAGCAGATATGCATGGATAAACTACAAGACGAGATATAAACCACCCTGTATTTAAATAAACAATAAACAACATCAGAAAAATAATTCTGCTCTATGGTTTAATTCAAAAATATCATTTATACTTTTCAGAACATCACCAGCAAGGCATAAACAAGGAAAGTAAATGAAGTGGATTGTGATTGATACAGTTATCCAGCCATCATGCGGAATATCTTTTTCAGTCATATGGAGTAAAATAAAATTAATAATCTGGTATCAATCGGATGCTTTCTTACCTCCTGAAAGTATATTTACACTGACTCACACAGGCATCATGCTCAATAACAAAGTGCTACCTGTAACCATTTACAACGTAGTACCATTCAATAAAACATTCTGGAATTTAATCAAAAACAGCCAGGAATGCCCTACAAATACAGATAACGTATTGAATGAATGCTTTAATAACCGTTGCACTCTGCAAATATGTCCTTATGGACTAAAACAACAAAGTCCATAAGGAGTTTACTCACATCTGACAAAATCAATATAAACAGCCCCTCCGGAGAGGGGCTGGAGAGTGGCGCTATGTGCCATTGCATGGTGTCGGGTGCCTCCCGGTGAATTCAGTACCAGCACCTGAATCCGCGATTATCCCATATACCTACTCGCTGATTGCCCCACCGCACAGGGGGATTCACCATGCCAGTTTCTTTTAACAAACTCCCCGCAAACCAGACAACAGTCAACCGCCTGAATTGTGAAGTATTTAAAAATTTCTCCCGCTAACTGATACCCGGCTAACAGTCTGGCGTTTTCTTTTTCAGCAACGGGAAAGCAACAACCACCACACCCGCCACCAGCACACCGTCAGCCAGCACTGACATTATCCGGCTGCTGCAATGCCATTCACAAAAACAGTAAGCAATCACTTTTTACCGTAACAGGTGATAATCCAGATATGTATCTACCCCAGATGAGTAATCCGAAGTTCATCCATACCACAGGTCCTGGCTATTCTGTTGTACTCCTGAACAAGAGCAAATAATTCTGAATTAGCAACCATGAACTCATCGCAAACCCTCTGTATAGCATCACTATTCAGAATAATAACGTCTCTTCCCGAAAGACGATCAGGAGTACAGAACAAAACTGTCAAACGGCTGAAGGCCTTTGCTCGTGCTGCATTGACTATATCAATACGCTGCCTAAGGATGAAACACCCCGACGCCTCATCAATATTCACTCTACCCACACCATATGAATGATAAATATTTAATGCTGAAAAAACCATTAGACCGTATAACAAATATTCAATCAATACTTAACAGAACTTTTATTTTTGACAAACATATAATATTTTCAACAATATCCTGAGCCAGGTATATTTCAGTATAAGGCTCTGCCGGAAGGAATCTGGAAGAATGAATATGGCGCGCTGTACTGGATTCGAACCAGTGACCGATTGCTTAGAAGGCAATTGCTCTGTCCGGCTGAGCTAACAACGCTGAATACCGATAATGGACCGCCATCGGGGACCCGCCCCCCGCACCAACAACCCTGTTATCGTGTCGTCTGCTCTTCCTGATAAGCTAATGGCGGTTTGTGATGGTGGCCCTTGCTGGATTTGAACCAGCGACCTGGCGATTATGAGTCGCTCGCTCTCACCACTGAGCTAAAGGGCCGGGAGCAGAATAATAACGGTCCGTAATTAATTTCGCAATAAAAAACCCGCTCAGCGGCGGGTTGTAGAAACTCTTCTAACGCCAGGCATAAAACGCCCATCGTTATGACGAATTTACCACAGATTCCGGAAAAATCAACCTTGTTACCTAGTTACCTTTTTTAACTGCCGCTCAGCCCATGCTTCTTCAATATCAAACCGGGTCACCAGCGCATCATAGAATTTCTTAACTGTTTTTTCCCATGACGCGCGTGTTATCTGGTTTGTCACCTCGCATATAGCATTAAATACCTCCGTTGATGGTAGTCTTTCATAGCCACGACCACCACAACGCTGGCAGTCTCTGATAACAGGCATACCACGTTTTACCGACTCTTCACGGTGAATGGCGACACCACGCCCACGGCAATCCTTACAGGCGGTGGAAACCTCACCCTTTCCGCCACACTCCGGACAGGCAACTTTTACCACCTCCCTGACTTTTTTCCATTCTTCCCAGTAAGACGGATACACACCTTTCGTACACTTTGCCCATACCGGCGGCTTACCATCCGGATACTGGACCTTGTTTGTAAAAACTACGCTTTCAATAAATTTTTCCCCATAGCAACAAGGGCACTGCTTTTTACTCGCTGCGCTGCGGGCATAATCCTCAAAAGCGTACGAAGCCATAATGCGCATCACTACCGGTTTTATTTCTGCCGGAAGTTTTCTCAACGCCGCCACACGATCGCACCGACTGAGTGCATAATCTGCCAGTAATTCTGTTGCCCGCGCCCTGTCATTCATACTGATGCCCATTTTCCCCAGGAACGCAGAAAACCCCATCTCAGCCCGATTCTGTGTCATGCCCTGCGCGGCCATCACATCAGTGATACTCAGCGCATCTTTTGACGTTGAGGCCGATGCATCGGTCAGGCAAGGGGATTTTGGGGAGTAGTATTTCGGTAAATCTTCCAGTTTCATTTTTTGACCTGCTCTTCATGCATTATGGGGTAAATCTTCACCCCCAGACGTCCACCAGATACTGGCTGACCACGAACGATATTGATTTCATCAAACTGCTCATCGTCCATTAACACTCCCGCATGCGTCAGCGCATCCAGCGGTGCTTTCAGGATATTGTCCAGGTCGCGACGACGCTTATCCGGTGGCTCCACAATAATCCTGATCGCCAGCCTTCCGGACAGATTTAATTTCAGTCGCTGCTGGCGAACAATAAGCGCCACATCACGGCGATAACGCTCACCGGCTTTTGATACAAAATATGTGCTGCCACGACGTCGCCAGTAGGTGTTCACCGTCGGCGGGTAAGGCAAAACAAACTCTATACGCATCAGTAACCCCTTTTACCCAAGCACGCCGGTTGCAAAGGCGTGATCAAGAAAACGAAAAATTAAATCAACCTGAGAACCATGCTTTTCTTCGAACGCCAGCGGATCCGCATGAAGCTCGTTGTGATGCTCCCGACACAGCGGTAGCGTGAAAATATCGTGGGATTTTGTTCCCATTCCGCCCTGACCATGACCAATCAGGTGATGGGGATCGTCGGCTGGCTTACTACAACACGCACACGGCTGTGTCTTCACCCAGCGTGTGTATTTCTCGTTAACCCAGCGGCGACGTTTAGGTCGTTTCATGAAAGATTCCGGAGACTCAGGATCAACGGCAATGCTGACCACCGTCTCTTCCTGTGGTGGGTTCTGTTGCTGGTGGGCGTGAGGCAGCGGCGCAAGATTTTTGTGCGCTGTTTCAGTATGCTGGTGGCGGTCTGCTCTCCCGGTACGATGTCGCTTTCACGGTACATTGAGCGGATTTTTTCTGCACGCAACCCCAGCGAACGACGTAATACCGCTTCCGGTAGCGCGTCCGCCACCTGATTGCGGACCGCCCACCAGGATAATTCAGCCAAAGATAATTCACGCTCCTGCGTACCGCTTATTGCGTGACCGATGACGTCAATCATCCATGCTGACAGGTTTTGATGAGCAAGTTGCTCGAGTGATTCGGATGTCTGGTCACGCAGCTGGTTGTCGCAGTGCCAGCACAACACCATTGCGCCGGTACCATAACGGTGAATGACGGTTTCGCTGTGATGATAATCGCCGTGTGGCCACTGGCAGGATTTAATATGGCGCAACAGCCAGTCAGACAATGCACCAGCACCACCAGCAGCACGAATCACCCGTGCGTTACTGAAAAACGGCAGCAATGTTTTGTCTTCCACTAGCGGCTGGCGAACGGCAGGAACAACCCCGGACGGCAGATTACGCATGCTTTTCGGTTCCGGCTCCACCAGTACCCGGGTATTGTGGAATACCGGCATGGATTCACGGCCCGGCTTAACGATCACCAGCCCGAGTTCCGGTACCAGAACAGGTCGAAGTAATACCCGCACGTTACCTCCAGATGCGTTGCTGGAATGTGCGGGACGGACGCGGTGGGCGCTCGGAGTAAGGAAGCCTGACGGAGATTATCCAGTGACGATAATCGAGGCTGAGGGCTTTCTTAATCTCGTATCCGTGTCTGCGGTAGCACTGAATTAGCCACTCGGCCTGTTCTTCAGTGCATGGGGGATGCTGGAACCAGTCAGATTTGAAAGTGCGGGAACGCCGCCCGTGCCTGCTGGCAAAGACGGCAGAATCATCAGAATTGTGTAATTTGGTATCGTGCGCCATCGGTTGTCTCTGCTGGCGCAGCAGGTGCCAGTTGTTCAGGCTGGCGTGCGAATTGTAAACCAGAATGCTAGGAAAAAACAAAACCCGCCGAAGCGGGTTAAGTGCGGGTGCGTTGAGGATGCCTGACACATCAGAGGTGGCGAGGGATTCTCCCCCGCCTGGTCTCTTACTCCTCAGGTTCGTAAGCTGTGAAGACAGCGACCTCCGTCTGGCCGGTTCGGATTCGTACCTCGCAGAGGTCTTTCCTCGTTACCAGTGCCGTCACTATGACGGTTAAACAGATGACGATCAGGGCGATTAACATCGCCTTTTGCTGCTTCATAGCCTGCTTCTCCTTGCCTTTCGGCACGTAAGAGGCTAACCTAGATTTGCCGTTCATAGATTGAGCCTCAGATTAATGTTAAGCGTCTTGCAGGACGCGTAATGTTAACTGGGGCTTTTCTCTATCTGCCTTTGGTGTTCATGCCTGAGACAGATAGCCTCAAGCACCCGCAGCCATTCTACTTAACTCCCGTTACCTCGCCAATATAAAATCAATCAGAAAGGCGATCCATAAGAACAACAGCAAGACAATAAATTGCCATTACAGCTGCAATAGCCAGCGCACATTTGAGAACCAGCACGACAACCTCCTGTATTGGACGTACACCAGTCCTGATAAATATGAGGCTGTCTCATCATTGATGAGATACAACTATTGGGTATAGTTTCTGTGATTTTGTTCTGTAGAAATGGAACACAACAACCAGTCACCACCAGCACTTCTTTAAATACGCCAAGTCCGACGCAAGCTAACCTTCTAGTCCGCTTTGAGCGAAAAGCAGACTGTCACGCGTTGAAGTTAATTGTATTACTTAGATAAACACTATCATTTTCCTGACGTTAAGTTGTATCTTTGATAGGATTAAAAAACGTATAGATAGCTTATGCTACTGAGGGAATAAAAATGACGAAAATTAGTGAACGATGGAAGCACAATGGCATTACTGAAGGTTATTGCAATATTTGTGGGAAATATGGCTTGCTCACAAAAGATCATGTTCCTCCAAAGTGCGCCATAACCTTAGGCCCTGTTTTGCAGAAAACAGTTAGCGAATTTTTTGGTATTCAGGAACCAGTTAAACCATTAAATGCTAAAAATGGCTCTTATTTCAGAACCATTTGCAGCCACTGTAACAATAAGGTATTAGGTGGGCTCGATGTTGCAATTGAAAATGTAACAAAGTCCTTTAAAGAACAGTTAAGTCGATATATGAATGGTATGAATGTATATCCATTCATTAGAATACCTTTTGATAGCATATCTTTCACTAAGGCTATGATTGGGCACGTGCTATCAGCAACTTCAGTTGAAGATTGTAAAAAAGAACCCGTAGATAGCCCCTTCTATACACCTTTAAAGGATTATGTTTTGGGTAAAAATTCAAGTTTTGAGGAAACTCATGATATTTACTACTGGTTTTACCCACACAGAATGCACATATCCGCTCAAAGTGTAGCATTTATGAACGAAGGACATGTGGCATTTATTTGTGCTTTACATTTTTTTCCTATCGGTTTTATTATCACAATGAAAAATGAAGGAACATACCCTGCCCACTCTACAAAATTAGAACTTGAAGATAAATTCCTTACATTTAATATGACCTCTATAAATTATGAGTATACGACATTTCCATTTGTAAATCTTAAGGGAAACCAAATGTATGCGATAAGCAACGGTCATACTTGTGTGAGTTATCCAATAATTAAGTGACGGCTAAATCATACAATCTACGCATGTTCACTTTCTACATATACCATCTATAATGTCCGCTGTTGGCACAAAGCGGACAACCACGCTAGCTCTACCCTGTGCCACAAAATGTCAATTTGCATCTGAACTAATGCACTTTAATCTCGTCACTTCAATAAATACCGAACATCACCCTGATAAAACGACAATATGCGCTGCATAACTTCACTCTTCCGGCACTCGCGACAGATTATGTTCTGACGCCTGTCGTAGCGACGTATTTCTCCGTCAGGTAATGACCAGATAAGGTCCGGATCAACCGCAGATGGTTTCTTCAGCTTTGCCCTTGAGAGCTTTTTACGGGCATTTTGCCAGTCCTTACGCGCCTGTTCAGACGGGAATAACCCGTAACCAGAGTTGTATACATCGCCGCTGGCAACCAGTTCTCTTGCGAGAACGCTCATCAGATATCTTGTCGCACCTGTCTTGACTTCCAGTTGCCGTAACGTCTCACGCCCACTCTGGCGTACGAGTTCAACAACCTGTCCTTTAATTTTTTCCCGCTCTTCTTGTGTAAAAACTTTTGCCACAAGCCCTCCTGAAAATTACCTCATGACCAGAAATTAACACTTACCCCCTGAAGCCCGGCGGAATTTCGTTATCCGGTTCAGAAATATGATTCACACAACGCTGGTTGTTCGTGCCGCTTACCGGGAGCAACCAGGGGTTCTCAAAATTCCGGTCCGGTCCAAAAAACGTCGTCGCTCGCTGAACAAATTCCGTTCCCGTTTTCCCGGTAGCCGCCAAGTATCTTGCGTAACGCCTCACGCCATCCAGCATGGCTTCTGGTGGCACCCCCTCGCGTAATCTGGCCTTCCAGGCACTGAAAGCGGATTTCTTCGGGTTTGCTCCGGCACGCAACGGGTACTCCCGCCAGACCTGTTCGAACACATCCGGATAATCCACTCGTCCCACAGACTGCCCGGTGTTTTCCGGGACTACCCGATCGGCTTCCCGCTGAATGGCGGAATCGGCTTCGGGCTGCTGCAGTTGGTGTGATTGCTCCGGCCTTGCGGTCATCACCTGCTGCACAGCGCCCGAATCGGCTTTCAGCGCATACGCTGAATCGGCTTCCGGTGTCGTGCCTGCTGGCTGACCAAGATTGACGGTCTGAACATCCCCTGCCTGGTTCGTGGCGTTTTTTACGCCATGGACCATAGTGTTTTGATCTTCTTGATCTGTATCTTTATCTGTATCTTTATCTGTCGTGACTCGTCGTGACATGTGCGTGACATTTCGTGACGCGCCGTGACAATCGCCATTTTGTTCCCGCTTTCTTTCCCTCTCTCGCTGCGCCCTCTTGCGCTCTGCAGGAGATTTTGCGGTTTGCGAAATATTGCCGTTGTCCTCTTTAAGCACCTGGCGTTTTTCCCATCCAGTGATTAAATCACCATCAAGTACCCGCCCCTGCATCGTCTGCAAAATTGAATCAATTACCTCTTCTGTCACGTCGAGCGCACTTGCCAAATCTTCTGTCGTGACATCAATGTGACCTCGCGTGACATTTCGTGACGCGCTCACCAGGAGGTGGATATACACTGCCATCACTGTTGCAATTGGCTGCCCTGACACTCTGGCAATTGTTCGCCACTTAGGGTCATTTGGCATGTCATGCCATAATCTGAGCCAGGCGTTAGCCATACTCACCTCTTCTGATACCGAATCTTTTACTCACGAGTTGCCGGAAGCGATTCGATATGGCTATTATCACTCAATGCACTGCCACAGCATTTCCTGCCGGGCCACCACGGTTCATCTGATTGAAACCGGCGATTGCCACTGCGACAAAATCATCAGCGTCTCTCACCAGTCGCTCCCGCGTCTCCACCAGCTCCCGAAAATAAGCTGAACTGTGGCTGCGCATTCTGGCCACCAGCAAAGGTGGCATTGCCTTTTCGATCGCTGGTAACAACGCCTGAATTTTTTCAACTGCATCAGGGGTGTCTTTCTCTACCCAGCGGAAAATTTTCTGGGTATTGCGAGCCAGGGCTTCCGGATGGCTGTCGTCATACAGTTCTGGGAACGTCATACCCAGTTCAAAATAAGCCCTGGTTATTTCAGCTGCCGGAACTTTTTCACCGTCCGGATGCGCCCAGGCATTCATCGCCATGCGGATGTGTTCATGCTTGATTTTCATGAATCAAGCTCCTAGAAAGTGGTTGTGTTAACGTTTTGGTATCTTCCAGCTCGGGCCAAATATTCATCCAATCAAAAGGCCTTAGTTGCTGACGTGTAACTTCACCATTACTGGCTCGCTCAATAAGGACACATAACGATGCCCCTAACACTTGACCTTTACTCAATGCCTTTCTTAGATAACCGATGCTGGTACCACACTCGCATGCAAACATACGCTGTTCATCTGACGAAAGAGAATTGAGAAATATTCTTAATTCTTCCATAGCTACTCCTTAGTAAACACAGTAAAGAATACCCACAGGTAAACAAAAGTCAATACCCACAGGTTGTTTACCTTGCGGTAATCGCATCTATTATTTACCTATGGACAAATATGAATTTAGACGACAGCAACTCATCAAAATTCGTGATGAGAAATGCGATGGTAAAGCGGTTAACGTGGCCAGAAAGATCGGGCGCGAGCCTTCTTATGTATCAAGAATGTTGTACCCAGAGGGGAAAAAGGGAAAAAAACGGATCGCTGATGATATGGTGGAGATTATCGAAGAGTCCTTTGGGTTACCCCGGGGATGGATGGATGGTATCGTTTCATCATCAACGAACACAGCCTCCAGTTATGAAACAAGGGTTCTAACGCCACGACAACGTATTTTTTTAGATCTCTTAGACGAACTGCCAGAAAGTGAAGCGGATAACTTATTAAAAACTCTTGAAGAGAAAAAACAGTATTACAATATGATCTACGAAGAAATCCGTAAAAAGAAAGCACAAAACGCATCATAGCTCACCAAACAACTAGTCACCAGTTAAGACACCGCAAAAAGTTACCCATGGGTATTTACTTTTTAAATACCTATGGGTATCCTTCTTTTCATACCAACCCACCCCGCCCCACAGAATGCAGGGCAATACTTCGAGTTACCAGGCAGTGGTCAGGGGTTAAGTAGCCAGCCCGAGGCGTAAGAACATGACGGCAGGGTTCAACTTTAATAACTATGCAGCAGGTTTTTGTTCCGCTACCCCGGCGTTAAGGGGAAATGAGGTCAGCATGGATACTATCGATCTTGGCAACAGCGAATCTCTGGTATGTGGCGTGTTCCCCAACCAGGACGGTACGTTCACCGCGATGACGTATACCAAAAGCAAAACGTTTAAAACCGAAAATGGTGCCCGTCGCTGGCTGGAAAGAAACCCAGGTGAGTGATATGGATTTCGACACAATCATGGAAAAGGCTTACGAAGAATACTTCGAAGGTCTTGCCGACGGCGAAGAAGCTCTCAGCTTCAACGAATTTAAACAGGCGCTTTCCAGTTCGGCAAAATCTAACGGCTGATAAGCGAAACAGCACCGCGAGGAATCAGTATGCAGAAACGAGAACCCGTCATCATCGCGCCAGACTATACCGATGATGAACTTTATGAGTGGATGCACCAGAAAATTAATGCAGCGCAGGATCTGAAATGGGCCAATGAAGCCAGGGCTAAGCAGGCTGAAAATCTGTCCGCTCTGGAGCAGGATATCACCAATCTGGAAAAAGCAGCGGCATTAAGCATTGCCAGAATGATTACATACCCGCGTTAGTAGCTAATCAACAAAGCTAAGGTTAGTAATTAAGGAGTTCTCCACGGGTGAGGTGGAGTGCGTGCGCCGGACACGGGTGAGCATCCGGCACTGACAGTTTACTGAAAGGATATTTCCCTGAAAAGTCAGACCATAACGCGAAAGCGCACGGCGAGGTAGCTGGTTCATAGATAGCCTGTCGTTAAATTTTCGTCGACCGTGCGCTTCCGGTTGTGGCAATCCGCGAAATGGCGCGGCGGTAAGTATGGCGGGGTTATTCCTTCCCCCGTTGAGGACACCGGGTTGTCAGGTTGACCATACGCTTAAGTGACAACCCCGCTGCAACGCCCTCTGTTATCAATTTTCTGGTGACGTTTGGCGGTATCAGTTTTACTCCGTGACTGCTCTGCCGCCCTTTTTAAAGTGAATTTTGTGATGCGGTGAATGCGGCTAAGCGCACGCGGAACAGTTAAAACCAAAAACAGTGTTATGGTTGGATTCTCTGTATCCGGCGTTAATTGTTAACTGGTTAACGTCACCTGGAGGCACCAGGCACCGCATCACAAAACTCATTGTTGAGGGCGCGATAATGAAAACGTTATTACCAAACGTTAATACGTCTGAAGGTTGTTTTGAAATTGGTGTCACTATCAGTAACCCTGTATTTACTGAAGATGCCATTAACAAGAGAAAACACGAACGGGAGCTATTAAATAAAATATGCATTCTTTCAATGCTGGCTCGTTTACGTCCGATACAAAAAGGATGCTGCACAATGAATTCAGCATTTGCACTTGTTCTGACAGTTTTTCTTGTTTCCGGAGAGCCAGTTGATATTGCAGTCAGTGTTCACAGGACAATGCAGGAGTGTATGACTGCAGCAACCGAACAGAAAATTCCCGGTAACTGTTACCCGGTCGATAAAGTTATTCACCAGGATAATATCGAAATCCCGGCAGGTCTTTAAAACAGTTCCGTAATAAATATCCGGTTTCATTCTTATATGCCAGCAATGGCAGGGATTTATTCATCCTTAAATCTGTCATGAGGTTAAAACAAAATGAGTAAAGTCTTTATTTGCGCCGCTATTCCTGACGAACTGGCAACAAGGGAAGAAGGCGCTGTGGCTGTAGCCACAGCCATTGAAGCTGGCGACGAACGCCGTGCTCGAGCAAAATTTCACTGGCAATTCCTGGAACATTATCCGGCTGCTCAGGACTGCGCTTATAAATTTATTATCTGCGAGGATAAACCTGGCATACCCCGCCCTGCCCTCGATTCATGGGATGCTGAATATATGCAGGAAAACCGCTGGGATGAGGATTCTGCTTCTTTTGTCCCGGTTGAGACTGAATCCGATCTGATGAACGTCACTTTTGACAAGCTGGCCCCTGAAGTACAGAACGCTCTCATGGTTAAGTTCGACACATGTAAAAACATCACCGTTGATATGGTTATTAGCGCACAGGAATTGTTGCAGGAAGACATGGCAACATTCGACGGACATATCGTTGAAGCGTTGATGAAAATGCCAGAAGTTAACGCCATGTATCCGGAGCTTAAGTTGCACGCCATTGGGTGGGTTAAGCATAAATGTATTCCTAGTGCTAAATGGCCCGAAATTCAGGCAGAGATGCGCATCTGGAAAAAACGTCGCGAAGGTGAACGCAAGGAAACCGGAAAATACACGTCTGTTGTTGATCTCGCCCGCGCCAGAACCAATCAACAGTACACTGAAAATTCAACAGGAAAAATCAGCCCGGTCATTGCTGCCATTCATCGCGAATACAAGCAGACATGGAAAACACTGGATGACGAACTGGCCTACGCTCTCTGGCCTGGTGATGTGGATGCCGGAAACATTGACGGCAGCATCCATCGCTGGGCAAAAAAAGAAGTTATCGACAACGACCGCGAAGACTGGAAGCGTATCTCGGCATCAATGCGCAAACAGCCTGATGCCCTTCGCTACGACCGCCAAACTATTTTTGGCCTTGTCCGTGAGCGTCCGATCGACATTCACAAAGATCCCGTAGCACTGAACAAATATATCTGCGAATACCTGACGACAAAGGGCGCGTTTGAGAATGAAGAAACAGACCTGGGCACTGTTGATGTTCTCCAGTCATCAGAAACACAAACTGATGCAGTGGAAACTGAGGTATCTGATATCCCAAAAAATGAAACCGCGCCGGAAGCTGAACCATCTGTACAGCGTGAGGGGCCGTTCTATTTCCTCTTCGCAGATAAGGACGGAGAAAAATACGGTCGCGCAAACAAACTTTCTGGTCTGGATAAGGCACTGGCTGCTGGCGCCACTGAAATCACAAAAGAAGAATATTTTGCCCGAAAAAATGGCACATACACGGGCTTACCGCAAAATGTAGATACCGCTGAAGATTCAGAACAACCAGAGCCGATAAAAGTTACCGCTGACGAAGTAAACAAAATTATGCAGGCAGCCAATATCAGCCAGCCTGACGTCGATAAGTTGCTTGCTGCATCACGTGGTGAATTTGTTGAAGGGATTAGTGACCCGAATGATCCGAAATGGGTTAAGGGGATCCAGACCCGCGATTCTGTGAACCAGAACCAGCATGAATCGGAACGGAACTACCAAAAAGCGGAACAAAACAGTCCAAATGCGTTACAAAACGAGCCAGAAACGAAACAGCCTGAACCAGTGGCGCAACAGGAAGTGGAAAAAGCCTGCACCGCCTGCGGTCAGACCGGCGGCGGCAACTGCCCTGATTGTGGCGCGGTGATGGGCGACGCAACATACCAAGAAACATTCGATGAAGAGTATCAGGTTGAAGTTCAGGAAGATGATCCGGAGGAAATGGAAGGCGCTGAACATCCACACAAGGAGAACACTGGCGGCAATCAGCATCACAATAGCGATAATGAAACTGGCGAGACGGCAGATCACCCAATTAAGGTGAACGGTCATCACGAAATCACATCCACCAGCAGGACGTGTGACCATCTAATGATCGACCTTGAAACCATGGGAAAAAATCCTGATGCCCCGATCATCTCAATAGGTGCAATATTTTTCGATCCGCAAACCGGAGATATGGGACCGGAATTTAGTAAGACTATCGATCTGGAAACTGCTGGCGGAGTCATTGATCGGGACACCATTAAATGGTGGCTTAAGCAATCACGCGAAGCGCAATCTGCCATTATGACCGATGAAATCCCGTTAGATGATGCACTGTTACAATTGCGGGAATTTATCGACGAAAACTCCGGTGAATTTTTTGTTCAGGTCTGGGGAAATGGAGCCAACTTCGACAACACGATTTTGCGCCGTTCATACGAACGGCAGGGGATCCCCTGCCCGTGGCGTTACTACAACGATCGCGATGTACGCACAATCGTTGAGCTGGGGAAAGCCATAGACTTCGATGCCAGAACGGCTATTCAATTCGAAGGTGAGCGCCATAATGCACTTGATGACGCCCGTTACCAGGCAAAATACGTTTCAGTTATCTGGCAAAAACTGATCCCGAGTCAGGCTGATTCTTAATGTTCAACTGTCGCCGGTTGTGACTGGTATTCTGCAACCGGCGCTCGTCTAATGTAAGAGATAAAGAAATCGATGAGCGAAGTAATCATGATTGTCTCTCCCGGCAAATGGGTATCCGAAGAGCAGTTAATTGCGCTGAAAGGAATAAAAAAAGGTACGTTAAAAAAGGCCCGGGAAAAATCGTTTATGGAAGGAAGGGAATATAAGCATGTCGCTCATGACGGTATGCCATGGGATAACAGTCCATGCTTTTACAACCTGGAAGAAATTGATCGCTGGATTGAGCGCCAGGCATCAGCAAGACCAAGACGTCATCTTACTTGACTAAAAGCCACACTAACTAATGAGAGAAGTTGAAATGAAATATCCGACAGGCGTGGAAAACCATGGAGGGAAATTACGTATCTGGTTTGTTTATAAAGGCGTAAGAGTCAGGGAAAACCTGGGGGTTCCTGACACAGCAAAAAACAGGCGCGTTGCAGGTGAGCTACGCGCCTCTGTTTGTTACGCAATAAAAACTGGTGTTTTCGACTATGCAAAACAGTTTCCCTCCTCACGCAATCTGGAAAAATTTGGTGAGGCCCGACAAGATTTAACCATAAAAGAACTGGCTGAAAAATTTCTGGCACTGAAAGAAACTGAAGTCGCAAAAACATCACTCAACACATACCGTGCCGTCATCAAAAATATCCTGAGCATAATCGGTGAAAAAAATCTTGCCTCATCGATTAATAAAGAAAAATTACTGGAGGTTCGTAAAGAGCTACTGACTGGATACCAGATCCCCAAAAGTAACTATATTGTTACACAACCAGGGAGATCGGCTGTAACTGTAAATAATTACATGACAAATCTTAACGCCGTGTTCCAGTTTGGTGTTGATAACGGTTACCTGGTAGATAACCCGTTTAAGGGGATCTCGCCATTAAAGGAATCAAGAACCATTCCGGATCCTCTTTCGCGGGAGGAATTCATCCGTCTTATCGATGCGTGCAGAAATCAGCAAGCCAAAAATTTATGGTGTGTTTCTGTTTATACTGGCGTTCGCCCTGGTGAGCTGTGTGCACTTGGATGGGAGGACATAGATCTGAAAAATGGAACAATGATGATCAGGAGAAATTTAGCAAAAGACCGTTTCACGGTACCAAAAACACAGGCGGGAACCAATCGGGTCATTCATCTTATTAAGCCAGCAATCGACGCTCTCCGGAGTCAGATGACATTAACGAGACTGAGCAAAGAGCATATCATTGATGTTCACCTCAGAGAGTATGGCAGAACAGAAAAACATAAATGCACCTTTGTTTTTCAACCTGAAGTGTCAGCGAGAGTAAAAAATTATGGTGACCATTTTACCGTTGACTCAATAAGGCAGATGTGGGACGCAGCGATAAAACGTGCCGGACTCCGCCATCGAAAATCATATCAGTCGAGACATACTTATGCCTGCTGGTCGCTGACAGCTGGTGCTAACCCGGCATTTATAGCAAACCAGATGGGCCATGCAGATGCGCAAATGGTATTTCAGGTATACGGAAAATGGATGTCTGAAAACAATAATGCACAGGTAGCTTTGTTAAATACACAGTTAAGCGAGTTTGCCCCAACCATGCCCCATAACGAAGCAATGAAAAATTAA